CCATATAAGCACCCATGTAGACCGCCCCCGCACACAGGGTCCGGGTCCCAATCAGGGCATTCCACGTAACCTTCATCCGGCCATTTAAAACCGTTCCTCGACACTCCATCTTCTGGACATGTCCGCATCATATGGATCACTTCTTTTGGCATCTTCATCTTGAACTCTCTCCAGTCAGTGCCTCGGGCTAATCCCTCGGCGGACCTCCATTATAGCGCCTTATTACTCCCCGTCAAGCGTAAATGGCGATATAGGCGCATCTATATAGTGCCCGATCTCGATTGTACTATATAGAGGGAACGGCCAATGACAGACTACGGCGAAAATAATAAGCACAGATGCAGGGGGGAAACCAAGGCCGGAAGCCGCTGCACCCGCAGGATCGTTAAATACGATTATTGTCATGTACACCGCAACCAGGGCAAAGGATCCCTCATTGATTCGATGAGTCGGCAGCAGCGCCTTTTTATCGAATTCTACCTGGCTAATGGCTTCAATCAGACCAAAGCCGCAGCGGATGCGGGGTATTCTACTAAAAATATTCACCAGTCCGCCGCCGCGATCATGGCGCACCCTAACGTCAAGCAAATAATTGAAGAGCGTTTGTCCGATTATTCGGCAAGCGCCAATGAAACACTCGCTCGCCTCGCTGAATTCTCTCGGGCGACGATCAGTCATTTTGTTGACGAAAGCGGCTATCTCGATCTCTCCAGCGATTTTGCACAGGCACACGCCCAGCAAATCCAAGAGATCAGATATAATAAGCACGGACAGCCCGAATCAATCAAGCTCGTCGACGCCAAGGACGCAGTAAAAACTCTTGTCAAGGTCCACGGCCTAGCCGTCGACCGCGTAGAGCATAGCGGCTCTGTCGAGCAGCGACAAGCACCAGAATACGATCTCTCGGTGCTCGATGATGACGAACTCGCCGAGCTGGAGCGGATCACCGCGAAATTAGAAGCCGCAGAGGAAGGCACCGACGACGAGTAAGAGCCGATGATATTACCACGCCCGGATGAAGTAAGGTCAGAGCGTGCGAGGCGTTCCTATCTCGAATTCGTGAGGCAGGTATTCCCCGAACTAAACGGTGGGGAAGAGTACGAGGTAAACTGGCATCATAGCAAAACGGCAAAGAAGCTGCAAGAGTTCTGCGATCCCGATTCGGGGCTTGACAGACTCATGGTTTTTATGCCTCCGCAACACGGAAAAAGCCAGCTGACCTCCCGCTGTCTCCCCGGTTGGATTCTAGGACATAATCCCAATGCCCGGATCATCGGCGGATCATACGCGGAAAAACTGGCGCTCTCAATGTCGAGAGACGCGAAAAAGATTCTAAATTCTGATGCGTATCGCCGGATCTTCCCCGACACACAGATACCATCAAAGCACGTAGCGACGGACGAGAGGCACAGCGCAAAAAACACGGCAGCGCATTGGGAGATCGTCGGAAAAAACGGCTCTTACATGGCCCGAGGATCGGGGCAGGGCGTCGATGGGAACCCCGCTGATTTCCTGCTGCTCGATGATGTACTCTCGCAACAAACCGCGAAAAGTGCGAAAGAGAGACAATCCGTATATGAATGGTGGGCCGGAAGTCTACGCGCTCGCTTATCAAAAAAGGGTAAAGTGCTCCTCGTCATGACGCGGTGGCACTTGGACGATATAGCGGGGCGATTGCTTGATGAGGCACGATCAATTGAGGGAGCAGATCAGTGGGAAGTCATCGAATTCCCAGCGATCAAAGAGTCGGACGATAACCCCCACGACCCCCGAGAGATCGGGGAAGTCCTGTGGCCCAATTTCAAAGATCTTGACGCGCTGATGGCGATCAAAGGCCCAAATCCTGATTTCTTTGAGGCGCTATACCAACAAAACCCGACGCCCCCCGGCGGCACGGTTATTAAGACGGGCGATCTCCAATATTGGACATCGCTCCCGTCGACGCGTGGGACGTGGATCCAATCGTGGGATTTACGCGCAGGTGGTAAAAGCGCTACGTCAAGCTACGCGGTCGGTCAACTATGGCTCGTGCCCGCGTCGCAACCTGCCAATGCGTACCTGGTCGATCAGGTGCGCGGGCGCTGGGACATCAACGAAACACTAAAAGTGATGCTTGAAAAAGCGGATGATCCGCTGTGGTCGCGCGCCGTCTCTAAGATCGTCGAGAATAAAGCTGACGGGCGGGCGGTGATTCCGATCCTGAAAGATAAAGTCACCGGAATTGAGCCCGTCAAACCGACCGGATCAAAAGAAGCGCGATTGCAAGGCGTCGCCCCGCTATTTCGCGGTGGTAATGTCTATATCCCTTGTGAGGAGATCGCGCCCTGGGTCAGAGAATACGCGCACGAGATAACAAACTTTCCTGGTACCGCGAATGACGATCAGGTTGACACGACCACGCAAGCGCTCTCTCATTTACTCATACCAAACACAAACAAAGACGACCCCGCCGATCATTGGGGCCGCTGGTAATAAAGGCTGTGAATGGAATGGCGAGAAGACAGACATTTTTCGGGGATTAAGTCAAGCACCGGAATGCCTACGATCCGTAAAGCGGGCGCGCTACTAAACCAACAGCAACTTGCCGGGATCTACCTACACACACGCTTTGCGCGCCTTGTCGTGGACCGTCCCGCCGATGATGCTACTCGCCGTGGGTGGAAGATCGAGGTTGACGACGGCGAAGCGGGCGTAGATCCTTTTGCAGAGCACCTATCACGCCTCGATGTGCAATTCAAGCTGCGCGAGGCAATGAAGACCGCAGGGATCTACGGGGGCGCGGGGGTCGTGATGATCCTCGACGACGATGGCACAATGGACGAGCCCGTACAGGGTAATGTTCGCGGTGTCAAGGCGCTTCATGTTTTCTCCCGCCACGAACTTCAACCGGCCACGTGGTACGAGGATATAGAGCACCCGAAATTTGGGGACCCGGAGACGTATTGGCTCCACCCTCGAAAGCGTCATAGCGCCCAGGTGGCCCCAAGAGTCCACGCCGATCGCGTGATTCGATTCCCAGGACTTCCGATCCCCGACGGGGCTGTAGTTGATTACGACGGATGGGGACAGTCCAAAATTGAGGCAGCGTTCTCCTCGCTTGTCGATATCAACACGGCGACGGACTCGGTGCGCGAGGCGATCGATCAGTTTCAGTATGGCGTTTTATCGCTGAAAAATCTGCAATCGATCTTGACCGGTCCCGATGGCGACGCGGACAATGAACAATTTCGCAATCGCCTGGAAGCGATCGAAGAGGGAAAATCAACCACACGAATGATCGTGATTGACGCCGAGGACGAGTATCGAAACGAAACCTCGTCGTTCACCGGACTGATCGAAGCTTATCGGATCAAGCAGCAGAATCTTTCGGCGACGGTCCGCATCCCGATCACGATCCTTTTTGGGCAATCCCCGAGCGGCCTATCCACTGATGACCAGTCGGGTACTCGCAATTATTACGACGGGATCGCAGGAGATCAAGAGCAATATTTAGCACCCGCGCTAATGCAGATCTGCAAAATGCTCTCGATCGTTCATGACGAGCTCCCCGAGGACGGCTATCGCGTGAAATTCCACGCGCTCTTGACACCCTCGGAAAAAGAAGAGGCCGAGATCCGCAATATCGTAGCGGATGCGGATTCTAAGAATATCGATCGCGGAGTTTATACCGCAGACGAGGCGCGAGCACGCTACACCGCCGCAGGATTCAGCGCGGATATCGTCATCAGTTCTGACGATGTAGACGACGACGCTGATTATCAAGCGATGATGGAAGCGACGAGGGCACTGCGCGGCAAAGAAGCACCGGAGATCGTAGACAAGCCCGGTAGCGTACCAGAAGTTGAGGCAGAATTCGATGGTGCGCAGGTCGCTTCGATGGCAGAAGTGATCTCGCAAGTCGCACGCGGGGAGCTACCCGCGTGCGGCGCGGTTGAGATCTTGATGCTCGGTTTTGGGATTTCCCGAAATCACGCACAACGCTTTTTCGCTGATAAGAAAATCAAGGAGGAGGCGACTCTTGACAACGATCCGAAAAGCACGTAAGCGCAGCCGCCTCGACGCGTTCCGGGGCTCACACCCACGGGCGATCGAACGCAAATTCAGAAATGAATTGCTGCGACGGATACGACTCACCGCGCGCGTCGCCCAGGACGCGGTCCAGGAAGTTGTCGAGTTATACGGCGCAGATATTGACCATCTCGCGCGTCAAGACTCAACTGAAAAGATGGTCAAGATCGTCACGCAAGAGATCATAGGCGTGCGGTTAGCTGTCAAAGGCTTTTGGACCGATCGGGATATTACTGATTTTGCGACTGAGATCGCCGGTCAGGTCAATATGTTTGAGACTAGACAAACCGCGCGTCAGTGGTCGTCGGTGGTAGGCGTAGATCCGCTATTCGGTGATCAACTCACGCAGTCACTAATCAAAGAATTCTCGATGACAAATTTGAGACTGATCAAGGATATGCCGGATCAGTTCCTATTTCAAGTACAGAATGAACTCGTCGAGGCCGTGCGAAACGGACAGCGGGCGGAAGTATTTCAAGACACTGTACAAGAAAGACTTGGGGTAGCGGAGTCAAGGGCGAAATTAATCGCCCGCGATCAGATAGGATCAATAGCCGGTGGTATCACTGAAACCAGGCAACGGGAATTGGGCGTTACCCGTTATCGGTGGAGCACGTCGAACGACGAACGCGTCGTAGGTAATCCAAGCGGACTCTATCCGAAAGTCACAAGCCCGAGGATGCACGGCAATCACTACGACCGTGATGGAGAGATCTTCAATTGGGCCGAGCCTCCGCAAGACGGACACCCGGGAAGGCCAATTAATTGCCGATGCACTGCCTCGCCGGTCGTTGAGGATCTACTCTGAGTGCAATGGGCAATCGCTGGAATAGACCCAGCGCCCAAGAACACCCATATACCCGATGCCGTGCGCGTTGTCAAGCACCGGACACCGACAGCCCAGGTCAAGCGCCTCGCTGCTCCCAGGATCCGGCGCTTTCTCTTCTTCCTCTTTTTCTTCGGTCATATCATGCTCCGATTCGATCAATTTCAATTAAAGCCGACGCACAGAACACCCGAAGGCTATCTTCTGTGCTCTGCATCGGCGGCGAGGGCGGGCGCACTTCTCTATCGTAACCCCGACGGCTCGTCAAGAGTCGAGCTGGTCACGGAAAAAGAGCTATCCCGTAAAGATTCGCTCGGATCGTGCGCGATCAAGCCCGTGACGGACGGACACCCCAAGGCCGGGCGTGTCGATTCCACGAACTCCCGCGAACTGCAACGTGGGTTTTCACTCCAAAACGTGCAGTACGCCGACGGCTATGTCAACATCGAAATTGTCGTGACGGATCAAGATCTGGCAGATGAGATCGAGCGGGGAGATAAAAAAGAGATCTCGCTGGGATACCAGCTAGAAAAACTCGACACCACCCCCGGCATTCACCCGCGCTATGGACGCTATGATGCGATCCAGATTGGGCGGATGTGTAATCATGTCGCAGTCGTCGAGCAAGGGCGCGCCGGTCCTACCGTAGCGATACGGACGGACGGGAAGGACGGCGGATTTGACGCGCTATCCTACCGTGATGACTCGTGCGGAGGAGAATACTGGCATATCCACGATCCCGATCTTCCGATGAGAGTCAAGGAGCTCGACGACGAAACAAGGTGCCAATGGATCGAGGTGTACCAGCTAGAATATTGGAAGAAACCGCGCCGAAAAGACAAGCCCGGCGAGCGCGACGAGGCCGCACAGGCTGCAGCAGACAAAGAAGTATTCGGATCCCAAAACGATAACAGACAGGATAAAAACATGCCAACAAAAAATGAAAATAAAACGCTCGCCGATTCGATCAAAAACCTCAAGACCGCGGCGGAATCGGTCGCCGTCTCGCTCGCCGAGCAACGGGCCGACGAGGACGAGGAAAAAGAGGACGAGGAGGGCGAAAACGCCATGTTGGAAGAGATCGCGAAGGCGATGAAAGGATTTATCGAGCAACTGGACTCGATGAAAGCCCAGGCCGATGCGATTCAGGGCCAGTATGATGAGAAAAACGCGCAACTAGATGCGCTATTGGAGGAATTTCGATCCACCGGCGATGAGGATAAAGAGGATATGGACGAAGACAAGCAAAATCGTGGAGACTCCGCGCCGACGTCGGAAGAGATCGAGAAAGATCGACTTGACTGGTATAATGATCGTCGAGATCTCGGAGAAGCAGCCCAGCGCTACGACTCGATCGAAGGCGCTGATCGACTCACCAACTCCGAGCTGAAACGTGCCATTGTCAAGGCCCATTTCGGAGAGGCACGCGCCGACGCTGCAACCGATTCGGAGATCCAGGGGCTATACCTGGCGGCGCAAGAGATCGCCAAGTCCCGTAAGGACTCCTACGACGATGTGAGCGCTCGCGTTTCGCAGTCTCGCAGGGATAGAGCCGGGGCCGAGACAGCGCAAGATCGGTACAATAAGCGACTGCTTTCCGGGTATCGCGATGACTCCAGTGACACCGACAAGATCGCCCGCAAGCTCGCCGAGGCACTCACTGGCAAGTGATCCGGTAACACGAGATCGAAAAGAAGTCAACCCCATCAGAAAAAAGAGAGTATAATATGCAATTGCGATATGAAACCGAACTTGTGCGGGGCTTTCCGGGAATGCCCTACTCCTCGCACCTATCCGCCGATATCCTCACCGGGATCAACGATGATCCCCGAGCCACGCAGGTTGTTGAGTTCGCCGTGACCGCTGCGGCGAGCGCGGGCGATCTCACAATTCAGAACAAACTGATCTCCGCTACCGGTGCAGATGAGGATGCTGTGGCCGCCGCGCTCGCCGCAGCGATCAACGCCGAGCCCCTTGTCAATGGCTCTGTGATTGCGGAAGCCGCCACCGATACTGTGACCGTAACCGCCAGAGTAGGCGGGATCGGATTCCAGTTTGCGGACGGTACTGATACCACGGCAACCGAGACGCAGGAAAACGCGAAAGCCGCCGCGATCCCGTTTGGTCGTGCGGTGCAGCTTGTCGGTGAATCTGATGACGGATCATTTTTGGTCAAGCTACTCAGCGAGAACGCTCCCGCTGATGTGCTCGGTATTTCGATGTACACCGCCACCACCGAAAAGGGCCGCGCTACCGGAGTCGGTGAAACGATCGCCGCAGAATACCCCGGCGGTCACGAGCTCAATGTAGGGCGGGAAGGTCGCTTCTATGTTGAGGTCGAGGCTGATGTAAGCGTGGGCGATTCAGTTTATGTTCGTCACACTGCGGACGGAGCGCTTGACAAACTCGGCGCTTTCGCGGGTGCATCGGGTAGCGGTCTTGTGGAACTGCCCGGTTGCCGATGGCTCCAGGGAGCGCGCAAGGGCGCTGCGGTCCTCGGGTTGAACCTCGACTGATAGCGGGCGCGCGGTAGGGTAGTCGACTATCGCGCGCTTTGTAACACTCCAGAATAAAAAAAAAAAAAACGAATCTCCGCCGGTCGTGTGATCGGTGGTCTAACGATCGATCATACGAAAAGAGGAAAAAATCATGAATTTGACCCACCTTAGACTTGACAGCGTGCTCGGCCCCGTCGCCGGTGCTCACTTTGAACGAGATCTGGAGCAGATCCGCGAGCGCGTGCTTGAAGACAAACTTCCGCCTCAAAATGGATTCACGCTGATCCCGCAGAACGGCGAGGCCGACCCCGCGTTCAATACCTACACGCACCGGATGGCTGAGTTCATCGGGCTCGCGAAAGTGATCAGCGATTACGCTGATGATCTCCCGATGGTCGACGTGACCGGTCGCGAGTATACCTATAAAATCAAGACTTTCGGTTGCGCTTATCAGTACAGTCGAAAAGAGATGATGCAGGCGTCCCGCGGGCGTAATATCAGCGAAAAAAAGCCCCGCGCTGCTCGCCGAGCGATTGAACAGAAGTTCAATCAAATTATGTGGTACGGCGATCCGTCGAGCGGTCTTTTCGGTCTGCTTAATTTCCCATATATTCCCCGATATGTCGTAACCGTCGCCTTCAACGGCACGGCGAACCCAGAGGATATTCTCGCGGAAATGAACGCGATTATCAACGCTCCCGGTCAACTCACCGATACTGTCGCCGAGCCCAACTTTGTCGGCCTGGCTCCCGAAGACTACGATTATGTGAAGTCGACGCCTCTGGGATCTGGTAGCGATACTACGATTTTGCAGCACTTTCTAAACACCAATCCTGGTGTCCAGGTCGAGAGCGTCCGAGAGCTTCGTGCAGCCGGTCCTTCGGGCGGAAACGTGATCACGGTCTATCGTAGAACCGAAGATAGTGTGTGCCACAAACTCGCTGAGCCTTTTACCCAACTCGAGCCGCAGCGCCGAAATATGGCTGTGGTCACAAATTGCGTAGCCTCCTCGGGCGGTGTAGTCTCTGACTATCCGCTTGAGATGGTGATCGCAGAAATGCCCGCGTGAGCGGGCAGACCCCTGATCGCTTTCCTTCTCCTTGGGCGATCGGGGGTCTACTTTTTCAGGACCATTGATCCGCGACATCGGCGATCCCGTCGACGGTGGATCGTGCTGCGTCCTTGTACGCCGAGGAGAAGAGGCGGAGGACTTGCTCCTCTCGGTCGATCCCTAAGAGATCTTCGAGGTCCTCAGTCCCGAAGAGCTCGTTGAGCGCTTCAAGGTCGCCGTCTACGGGCTCCCATTCTTCTACGCGGGAGTGGCTGGGGCGGTACGCGACAGCAATCGCGAGCACACCACAGCGCTCGCCGAGCTCGATGATTTCGTCTTCGGTGGGCTCGGTGTCGCGGGCGCTGACGACTTTAATCAACGTTTGAATTGCATTCTCGATTTCTTGGTCCAGGTCGAATTGATTGTTCATCTCGTTCTCTCCTTGTTTAGCGTGGGCCATTCCCTCGCTGACAAGAAACAATATAGGCGCGATTATATCAGGCGTCAAGTAGATCACAGAAAATAACACAAACGCGATCACAAGATCGCATATTACAAGGTGAAGCCATGAATGTATTTTCGATGTGTCCCTCCCCCCTCGTCGTCCCCCATAAAGAAAAGGGCGGGCAGAAGATTATCAAGATCATGCCGGGCCGTAATAAAATCGAGGACAAGATTTGGAAGGGGATCAAAGGGCTTCAAGCGATCACGGTCCGAATGGATCGCGGCCATATTCGCGCAAGTCAGGATCTTTCCGCAGATCTGAATAAAGGTGAATCTCGTCGGCTTGTCTCTCAGGCGGGCACCGAGTTTATTGAGGATCTTTGCGCCAAGAGCGCTCCGGTGAGCGACGGCAAGATCGACGGTTCCGAAGACGATTATGAGCTGGTACGGTAATGTCGAGTTTAGACACCCTAAAAATCCTCGCTCCAGAGTTCGCCGAGCTCGATGATCCGACTCTGGAGCAGGCGATCACGCTAGCGGTCCAGCGGATAAGCGCGAAAGCATTCGGCGTATTATTCGAGCAGGCCGCGGCGCTACTCGCTGCTCATATTCTGTCACGCGCTCGCGGGAGCGCCTCCACGGGCGGGCTCGTTGGGCCCGTCACCAGTATTAGCGAAGGGGATCTTTCTATCTCTTCCCAGGCGATCGCAGGATTCACCGGCGCAGACGCGTCGATCGCGAGCACACCCTACGGTGCGCAATTTTTGGAACTGCGGAACGCGATCCCGACCTCACCATTCACTTAAAAAATAAAGGAGATTTACCATGCCTTGGTTAGAATTGCAACGCCCGAAAGACCTACTAGGAAAAGAACGCCCCGTCAATTTTCGATGCGATTACCCCTATCATGCTGGCCTTGCGCTGGTGTCGTCGGGTGCGGCGATCTGGGTTGAGGGTCCGCACAAGGTCGCGGAAGAGGAGGATCCCGAAGATCCGGAGAAAGTGGATCCCGAGGAGTCACAAGAAGAGGATTCTGATGAGGAATCGGGCGCTCCGGAAGAGGAGGATCCCGAGGAAGCTACTTTTTTGCACCCCGATGACTTCGCCGGGCTCCCCCTGGAAGAACAAAAGGATCTGATCCGCGTTCTCGAACTCACCGAGAAAGCCGATCTCCGCAAGCCGCTTGAAATGGCGATCGCTTACGGAGAGTGGTATGTGAGTCAATGATTTTGTGGGATTTTTACGCCCAGATCGTTGAGCGCTTTCAGCGTTCGATCCCGCGCTTCCGCCGCCGACGCCCATCGCGCGTTAGCGGTGGTCACTCGTGCACGGGATGATCCAGGGTTTAGTTTTCGGCGAGCCTCACTTGCCTTGAAAGACGCCTTTTCTTCTTTTGCGAGCTCTTTCATCAGGTCTGCGATCTTTTTCAGGAATTCGTGTCTACTCACTGCGGTGCTCCTATGGCTAAGAAATCAAAACTGATCGACAAAGATCAGGGCTACAACCGCATCTTAAAGGATCTCGCCAGCTTAGGTCAACCCTCGATCACCGTAGGCATTCACAGCGAGGATAATAAACCGTATCAGCGAGGACAGGGAGCCGCCGTAACTACGGCGCAGATC